CGTTGAACTTGGTTTCGACCCCTGGCACCCCCCTTGGAAAAGGAGGGAACCCACCCGAGTGCGCGGTGGAGTCCTCCCTAGTACGTGGGGGAACAGCTTCCTTGGAATCCAAGGTTACCCAAATTGAGAGAAAGTCTGTTGTTTCTCTTATTGATGCTTTGCCACCAGTTTTTGTTGCTGGTACTAGTATTGCTGTTGGTTATTTTGTTAATCCATGGTATGCCCTCTCAACTGTTATTGCTGGGGGGACTATGATGGGTTTTGGATATTTTTACAGTTATATTAGTAAAAAATCTACTAAGCTTATTGATGAGAAAACGGAACAATTGGGTCAACGTTTGGAAAGTGCTGTCGCTCAAGTTGAAAAGAAGATTGAAACTACCACTGCTACTGTGGCTTCGACTATTGAGCGGAAAATTGAACAAAAAATTGAATCTAAGACCACTGAAGTTGCTGATCGTGGTTTTGGTATGATAAGGCATATTGCTTTTTATGCTGGTATTATTGGTTTTGTTTTTTGGTTAGTTACTAAAATTTGGAAGCGGGTTTATAAGGTTTGGAAATCTGACAAGCCTGAAGTTATTAAAGAGGCTGAAACAACTCTCGATAAATATTGGGATGTTATTTGCTGTTTACTTTCTTTAACTCTTATTGGAGCTGGGAAATGGCGCGAATGCGCTAAAATGTTAGGCCAATTTAGAGGGTGGTGGATGACTAGTAAGAGTGTTGTGAACGGTTGTAAAACAATTTGCAACACTTTTGAAGCTCGTGGTGATTCACTAAATACTGTTGAACGTATCGCTCAAGATATTGAACCGCCTCATCTGTCTGTCTGTGAATATTCTACTAAGACTGAAAAAGATGTTAATGGTGAGACTATTCATTCAACGTTCTTCTGTAATAATCCTTCTGTTGGTGGTGCGCGGTATTGTCCTGAGCATGTTAGTCGTATGGGTAAATCTATGTGTACTTGGATTGACTGCTCAAAAATAGTGCCCGCCGGTACTAATCGATGTTCCCTGCATCAAGTTAAAGATCCCCACCGAAGCAAGTATGTTTGCTCTGCATCTACTTGTCTTGCTGAGGTTGATGTTGAGTATGATTTTTGTGTCCCTTGTCAAAAGAGGATGAACAACTACTCTGCTAGTTGGGATAATGAGGAAAAGAAAGTTGGTAAAGCTAAAGAGCTTTTAAATCTCGTTAAAGAAAAAGAAACTGCTGTTAATAAAGATAAAGTTGAAAACGGCAGCTTTGAGGTTGTCCAGCCTACGCCTAAGGGTGATAGTGAATCCGATGATGAAGATTCAACATTTTCAACCAATCATGGTGCTGAAAAGCATTCCTTCGCTGGAATGATTGCTTCTGCATATAGTCGTGATCATATTCCTGTTGAAGTTTTTGATTTAATTGATTGGTTGCGAGCTCAGATTAAAGCTAGTGGCACTGTTGTTGAATGTCCAAACTTTGATTGTAATGAAACGTTCAAATGCCCTCTCTACTTTGCAGCTCATATTAAGAATGTTCACTTTAAAGGTAAAACATTAAACGACTTCATGTCTGATGTTCAAAACCCAGCTAGTCGCTGGGATACTAAGCACACTGATTTGCAGAATTTGTGTTATCAGTTGACTGTTGTTGCTCAATTTTATGTGCCCATGAAAGGTTCTAAAATTTGGCGCAGTTATTCAATGGCTTGCTTAGGTGAAGCGACTCCTGTTGTTCCTCCTGTTGAACAGCCTGGTTCTTATACGCTTCCACCAGAGACGGTTAAGATTTATCAGCGCGCAAAATTTTATATTAATGCTACTAGTGGTGTTTTTATTTTATGTGCGCTGCTCACCGTTGCTTGGTGGTTGTATCGCTTAAGAAAGAAGTGGAAAAATGATCATGCTGTTCAAATGCGAATTGTTGATGGAGTTACTCAAATTTATGATCCTGAGGCTCGAAAATGGCAAAATTATCCTCAGGACGATCCGAGGCGTTGGGCCGGTCAGGATGGTTCGCTCGATACGCAAATCCCGCTCTCTAAAAAACAAATCCAGGCTGCCCTTCTTAAAGACCCAAACTTTGGTATGGGTTCTTATATTAAGGGGACTGGTTATGGTGGTGCCTATCAGGATTCGCTAGAGGTTGGCACGCCTTTTTGCCTTCACTTTGCATTTTGGGGTTGTTGCAATATTGAAAAATGTAAGTTGCCTCATGTTAAGGGTGTTCCTTCAGATATTGTCTTATTGTTGAAGGACATTACTGTTTCTTGCCAGTATGGCAACCAATGTCACCTCAATCGGGATAAATTACCCAAAGGTGCTATTCGTTGTCCTTTTGGTCATAAGACGGTTATGAGTACTCTTGCTGAGCCTTTTAAGCCCAAAATGCAGAAGAAAGCTGTTGTGAAGTCTAAGAATGAAGACTCTGGTGATAAAACTAAATCTGATTTGGAAAAGAAATCTGACGCTAAAAGGAAAGGTGTTTGTCATCAGTTTACCCAGAAGGGTAAGTGTAGTAGGAAGTCTTGTCCTTATCTTCACGTTAAACCCTCTGATGATGCTAAGAAAGCTGAATCTAAGGTTGATCCTAAGGAAGTTGGATCTGAAGTTTCAGATGGCAAAACCACTGAGGAGGTTCAAGAGTGGTTTTGGTCTAAGAAGAAAGAACCTCCCCCGAAGCGTGAGCCACCCATCTCTGTTGACCTTGGTTTGCAAGGTTTACGTGTAAGTGTTAAGCC